AATGGTTCAGATAAAATTGGTGGTAATGCTGGTAATGTAATTTTAAATACAGAAGGTCAATCTATAACTTTAGTATTTGTTGATTCAACACAAGGTTGGGTTACAACTGCTGATTCAAGTGAAAATATTACAAATAACCCATTTATGGTTGCTTCAGTATCAGGAGCTTGTAATACCCTAGCAATTTCTGGTAATTGTAAAATAGCAACTTTTACAGGTCCGGGAGATTTTATTGTTAGTCAAGTTGCATCTTGTGCAGCTAATAACTTAGTTTCATATATGGTAGTAGGAGGAGGTGGAGGTAGTGGAGCTTATACCGGAGGAGGAGGTGGAGCAGGTGGTTTTAGAGAAACTAAATCTCCAGTTACACCTTATACAGCTAGCCCATTAGATGGATATCCAAGTTCTCCAAATAGAATTACAGTAACAGCAACAACTTTTCCAATTGCAGTTGGAGGTGGTGGGGCTGGAAACGCAAGTGCTGATCCTGGTGGTGCTGGAACCATAGGATCGGTTTCAACTTTTTCAACAATAACATCAGCCGGTGGTGGAGCAGGTGGTGGTAATAACAGTGATAATGCTGGAGACGGCGGTTCAGGTGGTGGTGGATCAGAAAATAGAAGTGGAGGCAGTGGAAATACACCCTCAACAACTCCCGCTCAAGGTAAAGATGGTGGAACTGGTTCAGGACCAGGCCCTTTGAATGATTATTATGAAGAAGCTGGTGCGGGTGGTGGAGCTACAACAGTAGGTGGTAATGGAACTCATAATGGTCCATCTTCAGCAACTGGTGGTACAGGAGCAACAACTACTATTTCAGGGACTCCAACAGCTTATGCTGGTGGCGGTGGTGGTGGAAAAGGAGCATTAAGTTCTGGAGGTTCACAACCACAAGGAGGAGCAGGCGGTGGTGGCAATGGATCTTTTGGAACTACTGTAAATACTGTAGGAACAATCAACACTGGTGGTGGCGGTGGTGGAGGTTCAGCAGGTCCTGCACCTACTCAAATGAATGCAGGAAAAGCTGGCGGTTCAGGCATAGTAATAATAAGGTATAAATTTAAATAATTATGACAAGTACAATTAAAGTAAACAACATACAAAACCAATGTGGTCAAAACATCATTAACGAGAATAGTAATACTATTACTATTGGCGCTAGTGGTGATACGATTGCTTTAGCATCAGGTGCATCACAAACAGGGTTTGGTAGAGAAGGTTCTGTTGACTGGCAAACAGGCTCTATTAAAACAACGACATTTACAGCAACTAGTGGAGAGGGTTATTTTGTAGACACATCTAGTGGAGCAGTGACTGCAAATTTACCAGCAGGTTCTGCTGGAGCAATAGTTTCTTTTGCTGATTACACAAGAACTTTTCAAAATAATGCTTTAACAGTTAATCCTAATGGTTCTGAAAAAATAGGTGGTGTAGCAGCGAGTGCTTCATTAGTTGTTGAAGGTCAAGCAGCTACTTTTGTTTATGTTGATGGCACAGAAGGATGGATTAATGTTCAAAATGCAGAGGATACCGAAACTGGTTTAGCTCCTTATATTGTTGCTTGTGGTGGTAATACAACGATAACTTGTGGAGATTTTAAAACACATATTTTTACATCACCTGGAACTTTTACAGTAACTTGTCAAGGTAATCCAAGTGGTTCAAATGGAGTTGAATACCTAGTTGTTGCAGGAGGTGGTGGAGGTGGATCTGGTTGTGCCGGAGGTGGCGGTGGAGCTGGTGGAATGAGATTAAGAACAGTTTGTGGTTCTGCTAGTCCATTAAATGCCCCAGCACCATTACAAGTTTTACCAAATTCTTTTCCAATAACAGTAGGTGCATCGGGTCCAGGAGCACCAGCTTCAGGACCAGGTAATCCGTCACAAAGCGGAGGCCAAGGTTCACCTTCAATTTTTTCAACTATTACATCAACAGGCGGTGGTAAGGGTGGTGCAGGGCACCCCACAGGTACTCCTACACCAAGTCCATCAACTAATAATGCAGGCGGTTCAGGAGGATCAGGTGGTGGTGGAGGACATAATAGTGGTGTTGGCGGTACAGGAAACTCACCTCCAACAGCTCCCCCTCAAGGACAAGATGGTGCAGCTTCCGTTCCAGTTGGTGATGACAGAAGTGGTGGTGGTGGCGGGGCCGGTGGAGTTGCTGCAACTCCAGCTCCAGGTCAAGCGGCAAATGGTGGTGCGGGTTCATATATTCCAACAACATTTATTGGTCCAACAGCACCTTCTTATGGTGAAACTGGCCCACAAGGACGATTTTTTGCTGGTGGTGCAGGTGGAGGAGCTAGAACTCCTTCAGCTAATCCCGCGGGAAGTGGTGGTTTAGGTGGTGGTGCAGATGGTGTAACTGGACCTTCTCCAGGTCAAAATGGTTCAACTAATATGGGTGGTGGAGGAAGTGGTGGAGCCTCAAATAGTCCAGCTGAAGGTGGTGGAAATGGTGGATCTGGTATAGTAATGATAAGGTATAAATTTCAAAATTAAGTAAATTATGAGTGAAGTAAAAGTAAATAAAATTAGCCCACGATCCGGAACAGAAGTAACGCTAGGTGATAGTGGAGATACATTCACAATTCCTAGTGGTGCAACAATTAATAACCAAGGAACGGCGACAAACTTTGGTGCAACTGGTTCGGCTTCTTGGACAACAACGGTTAAGACAGCAACTTTTACAGCAGTTGCTGGAGAAGGATATTTTTGTAACACATCAGCAATAGGAGCTTTTACAGTAAATCTTCCAGCAGGAACTGCAGGAGCAGTAGTTGCAGTTAAAGATTATTTAAATACATTTGATACAGCTAATTTAACACTTTCAGCAAATGGTTCAGATAAAATTGGTGGTTCTACAGACGATGTAATTTTAACTGAAGAAGGACTAGCTGTTACATTAATTTTTATAGATTCAACAAGAGGATGGTTAGTAACAGATTCAGGTTTACAATCAGAAGCTGAAGTCCCTCAATTTGTTGCTGCTACAGGAGGAACTGTAACAACATCAGGTAATTTTAAAATTCATACTTTTACAGGACCAGGAACTTTTTGTGTATCAAATGGAGGTAATCCTGGAGGTTCAAGTACAGTTTCATATATGGTAGTTGCTGGTGGAGGCGCTGGTGGTAAAATGAGAGGTGGCGCTGGAGGTGCTGGAGGTTTTCGAGAAGGTAAATCTCCAGTTGATAGTTATAGTAGTAGTCCTCAAGTTGCTTGTGGTGGATTACCAGTTAATGCACAAGCTTATCCAATTCAAGTTGGTGGGGGAGCCACTGCAGCAACCGGTAGTAATTCTAATCCTGATGTCGGTGCACCACTAGGAACTCCTTCAATTTTTTCAACTATAACTTCTACAGGTGGTGGAAAAGGAGCAGGATCAGCAGGTGAAGGTAGTGCTGTTGCTGGTGGATCTGGTGGTGGTTCAATGGATGGCGCAAGTGGTGGTAGTGGAAATACCCCTACTGTAACTCCACCTCAAGGTAATGATGGTGGCGTTGGTGCAGGTGCACCTAATTATGGATCTGGCGGCGGTGGTGGAGCTGGAGGAATCGGATCAAATGGATCAACATCTACAGGTGGAGTAGGTGGAGCTGGTATAACAACTGAAATTAATGCAAGCGCTGTTGTAAGAGCAGGCGGTGGTGGAGGATCAACTTATAACGGAGGTAGCCCTGGACCTGCACACCCTGGTGGTGGCGGTGGTGGAGCTGGAGGCGCTCCCGGTGGATCTGGTGGTGCAAATGGAACTGATAACACTGGCGGTGGTGGTGGTGGAGGCTATGAACCTGGACCAAACACTCAACAAAAAGGTGGTAATGGTGGTTCAGGAATTGTTATTATTAGATACAAATATCAATAGTTGAATGGTAATTAAAATTAATATATAAGGAGAAACATTATGGCACATTTTGCAAAACTAGGATCTAACGGAAAAGTTATTCAAGTATTAACTTTAAATAATGGTGATATGCTTAACGCTGATGGCGTTGAAGATGAATCAGTAGGTCAACAATATTTAGAATTACATAATAATTGGCCTGCACAAATGTGGATTCAAACTTCATATAATACAGCAGGTAACAAACATAGTTCAGGTGACGACTCAAAAGCATTTAGAGGAAACTATGCAGGTATAGGTTATACTTGGGACGATGATGATCAAATCTTTTGGCCTAAAAAAGTTTATGCATCTTGGGTAAAAGATATTTCAACTGCAAGTTGGAAATCACCGATTGGTGATGCTCCTGCATTAACAGCAGAGCAAACTTCACAAAACGAAGCTAATACTCACAGATGGTATTACGCCTGGAATGAAGCTGGGCAAACTTGGGACTTGACAGACGAATTAGCATAAATTACAAAGGTATGTGGTATGCAAAAGAAAGTATTATCTGAAATAGCGTTGTATTATGGTGATGTAGCAATGCCTAAAGATTGGGACATTGACCGAGATAAGTTATCAGGCGACATCCTACAATCAGTAATTCAAAAAAAAGATTTTCCATTTTCAAGAACTTGGGATATGTTAAATACCTATATGGGTGACCATATTCGTGTTAAATATGACATTAGTTTAATTAATAAAGATACCTTTGGTAATATTTATAAACCAGGAGAAACTTCACAACCTTTTATAAATGTAGATCCAGTGGATTTGCGTAACTCTCCAGACTATACATTACTCTATGGTGTAAAAACTAAAAACTGTATAGTTCGAATACATTATGAAGATAATAGACGTAAAGGAAGATCTTGGGATATAGAACTTAAAGATAATATGTTTATTATGTTTCCCTCAACTAATATGTATTACTTAACTAACAATCAAAAGGATAGTTTAAATTTCGTGCAAACTATATTGTATGAATATATCTAATTACTATTGGTATTTTAGTGGTGTTCTTACACCAAAGTTTTGTGATGATGTTATAGCTTATGCTAATCAACAAAAAGAAGTTATGGCAAGAACTGGTGGCTATACTAATAAAAAATTAAACAAGCAAGACGTATTAGATTTAAAAAGAAAAAGAAACTCTGATTTAGTGTGGTTAAATGATACCTGGATATATAAAGAACTACACCCATACGTTCACGAAGCAAACAGAGCTGCAGGTTGGAACTTTGATTGGGAAAGGAGTGAGTCTTGTCAATTTACAAAATATAAATTAAACCAATATTATGATTGGCATTGTGATAGTTGGGATAAAGCTTATGACAGAAAAGATCCTAATCATCCAGAACACGGAAGAATCAGAAAACTATCTATGACTTGTCAGTTAACAGATGGTTCAGAATATAAAGGTGGTGAATTAGAATTTGATTTTAGAAACTATGATCCACATATGAGAGATGAATCAAAACACAGAATACAATGTAAAGAAATATTACCAAAAGGATCTGTTATTGTATTTCCTAGTTTTGTGTGGCATAGAGTCAAACCAGTAACATCAGGCACAAGATATAGTCTTGTTGTTTGGCATTTAGGAAAGCCATTTAGATAATGTATATAAATAACTATTTTAACACGACCATTTGGTCAGAACAAAAACCAGAGTTTTTAAAATCATTAACAAAAGCTTCTAACAAATATATTTCTGATGCTCGTAAAAGAGAAAAAGAACATATAAAAAAATGGGGTGACTTTGGAAGATCATATCATTCAACACCACTTACAGCAGACAATGATTTTTTAGATTTTAGAAATTATATAGGTCAAAAGTCTTGGGAGTATTTAGATCACCAAGGTTATGATATGCAACAATACACAACTATGTTTTCTGAGTTATGGGTACAAGACCTC